GTCGGCCTAAATAAAGCCGAGGAGGATGTGTGGATTGTTTTTCCTTGGGAAGATTGGTGGAAATGAAAATACATTATAAAAAACCCGATTTGTTAGATGAAATGAGACGGGCCATTGCTACAAGTAAAGAACCTATTGATCATTTTGAACTGACGCAAGAAGAATTTAATAGTAACTTTACTTTTTTTGATAAATCATTTCTACTAGACAATTCCGTGCAATACATGTTTAGAGGCATTCCATTAAAGGTCAACAATGAAAATTAAAGTATCAGAAATATTTTATAGCTTACAGGGCGAAGGTCGCTTTGTAGGTGTACCTAGTGTGTTCTTACGCACTTATGGCTGTAACTTTACCTGTAGTGGGTTTGGTTGTAAGCCTGGGGAGAAATCAACAGGTGCAGATGATGTAGCAGAAATTGTCCATATGTACAATGACTTCACTGAGTTGCCACTGGTTGAAACAGGATGTGACAGTTATGCGTCATGGCATCCTGCATTTAAACATTTGAGTCCTAATTATACTACAGAAGAACTTGTAGAACGTATGCTGGCGTTAACTCCTAATAACATGTGGACCCAGAACAACGGCAATGATGTTCATTTGGTAATCACGGGCGGCGAGCCATTGCTGGGTTGGCAACGTGCTTACAAAGAATTGTTAAGTCATCCACGCATGGCAGACTTGCGCAACATTACATTTGAAACCAACGGCACTCAAGAATTACACAACGATTTTAAAGAATATTTAGAAGAATGGAAAGAACAAGACCTCTGGAGACAAGTTACATTCAGTGTTAGTGCTAAGTTAAGTGCTTCAGGTGAAACTTGGGATGATGCTATCAAGCCCGAAGTAGTTGCCAGCTATCAAGAACACGGACACACATATCTCAAGTTTGTTGTAGAGACAGCAGAGCACGTAGAAGAAGCAGTTCGAGCCGTTGATGCGTTTCGTGCAGGTGGATTCGCTGGCGTAGTGTATTTAATGCCACAAGGTGGCGTTGTTGATCCATATGATACTAACAAGTTGAACATTGCTAATATCTGTGTAAAACATGGATTTAATTATAGTCCACGCTTGCACGTAGACTTGTGGGGAAATGGATGGGGGAAATAAAATAAAATGAAATTTATATTAGATTATATTAAATCGCATATTCCGCAAATGGAAATGCTCGGTGTTATAATGCGTATCATTAGTTTTAGTTTAGTGTCATGGTTAGGGCCAGCAAGTCCGTTTATGTTTGTTTGGATTTTTAATACTGTTGACGCAATTCTATTAACATATTGCGCTAGACTAAAGAAAGATCCGGCATATACGCTTTTAAATGCTTTTTGGATTTTAGTAGGACTAATAGGCATTGCTAGAGCAGGTGGTTGGATTTAAAAACACATGCCCATATTAGAACACATTAACTACTACAAACGCATTTGGCTAAAAATCAAATAGGCAACCAGAATGAACAACGACTTGTATAACGAAACTATAGAACGTAATGGTAAAATATATCATTACGATCCAGATATGGATGTCTATTATTGTAGGTACACGCCCATGAGCACCTTTGACAAATATGGTTGGATTGTGGGTATATTGTTATTGTCTGCGGCATGTATCTGTGTAGAATATTTTAGATAATGTTCCCACAAGGATTATATAACTTGCCAATTCCAGAACATATCGGACCTGACAACTACGACGATCGAAGATTTTTACAAAGGGCCCGGGCCGAACTTAAATGGTCGTTATGGCCAAGACGTTGCCATGTTAGCGGTAAGTGGATGTGGCTTACTCTAGCGTATTGTGCTGATTACATTATCTCCGGACCGGGTGATCCTGCTGTATGGACTCGTTGGTATAGTCGTGAAGAGATGTTGATATTAAAATTAAAAGGATACTAAGTGACAACATTTACAACTGAAGACAGAATGGCTATGGCACCATTACAAGATCGTATTACTGCCTGGATTAAACAATATGCCGAACAGGCTGGAATGAAAAGTCTAGTAGTAGGTATTAGTGGTGGTATTGATTCAGCTGTGGTCAGCACACTCTGCGCTCGAACCGGACTACATACTGTGGCCGTAACTATGCCCATTCGTCAACGTCCTGACCTACATGATCTCAGCCTGCAACAAGGTGCTTGGTTATGCAACGAGTTTGACAATGTGCGTCATGAGATCATTGACCTAACTTCGACCTTTGATGAGTTTGAAAGTCGATTGGCCACCTACAATAGTTTGTTGGGATTTGCCAATAGTCGTAGTCGTTTGCGTATGGTAACACTATACCAAATTGCTCAAACAGTGGGTGGGCTTGTAGTAGGGACCGGCAACAAGGTAGAAGATTTTGGTGTGGGCTTTTATACCAAATACGGCGACGGTGGTGTAGACATTAGCCCCATTGCTGATTGTTATAAAACAGAAGTATGGCAAATGGGTCGTGAATTAGGTGTATTACAAGATATTATTGAAGCATCCCCTACAGATGGCCTATGGGATGATGGACGCACAGACGAAGATCAACTGGGCATGAGTTATGCTGACTTAGAAGTTGCTATGCGTATGGATCTTGGAGAAATTGAATCTACGGTACCGGAGCTTGTGGCCAATTTAGAAAAATTCCGTGCTATACAAGCCCGTAGTCTACACAAGATGAATCCAATTCCTGTGTTCAAAAAATAATTGCCTGGTGCCCAAAACCAGATAAATTAGTCTGTAGTATTCAATATTATCTCAAGGACTAAAATGAAAAAAATAGGATTTATTGGCATTGGCAAGCTGGGCTTGGACTGTGCAGAAGTATTTGCCGAAAAGCATGAAGTACGCGGTTACGACATCTATCCAAGAACTAGCAATAGTGTAAAAGTATGTGATATCAGTGAAGTAGTCAACGAAAGCGAGTGGATTTTTATTGCTGTTCCTACTCCACACGCTGAGGGTTACGATGGATCAGTTCCGTCAAGCCATATGACTCCAAAGGACTTTGGGCATGATGCTGTTATTGATGCTATCAACAATGTAAACAAGTATGCCACTACACCCAAGAAAGTGGTACTGATCAGTACCGTATTGCCAGGAACAACTCGCAACAAGTTTGTTCCACTACTAGATACTAAACACGAATTTGTTTACAATCCTTATTTGATTGCCATGGGCAGCGTAAAGTGGGACATGGTCAATCCTGAAATGATCATGTTGGGCACAGCGGATGGTAGCCTAACAGGTGTTGCTGGTGAACTGCACGACTTGTATGAAACTATCATGCAGAACAATCCACGTTATGAAATTGGTACATGGGACGAGTGCGAAGCTATTAAGATTTTCTACAACACATTTATTAGTGCCAAGGTTGGGCTTGTAAACATGATTCAAGACTTTGCTATGAAGATTGGCAACATCAATGTGGATGTTGTAACCAATGCCTTGGCTCGCAGCACCATGCGTATCATGGGTCCCAAATACATGACAGCAGGTATGGGCGATGCTGGTGCTTGTCATCCACGTGACAACATTGCCCTGCGTTGGTTGGCAGATGAGTATGACATTGGCTATGACTTGTTTGATACAGTGATGCATGCTAGAGAAGTACAAGCAAAAAACTTGGCATTATTTTTAGTTGACCAAGCACAAAGATACAGTTTACCAATTGTGATTCATGGCAAAGCATACAAACCAGATGTTGAATATTGTATTGGTAGTTACAGTACTTTGGTAGGATTCTACGTTCAAGAAGCAGGCTTGCCTGTTGTGTATGTTGATCCGTTGGCAGATGATCGTGCAGGATGTTTAGATACCATTGATGGTCCTGCAATATTTTTGTGGGCGCACAATCGCAAGATCACTTACGAATACACCGGCAACACACCAGATACGCAACCATACTGTGAAATTCAACCTGGCAGTATTATAGTTGACCCATGGCGTAAGTTACCGCTTGATATGCCCGGTATTGCTGTGCTACACTATGGTAACACCAGAACTTAAAGGATAGTATGGGATTATTTGATCGATTTCTAAAAAAGAAAAAACCCGACGTTAAGGCCGAGCCAAAACCTAAGAAAGTAGAAAAGACCGAAAAGGAATTAGCTACTGAACGTGGCGAACCTTGGGTCAATATTCTTAGCATGGAAATCGATCCTGAGAACATGCAAAACGGTGCATTTGAACTAGATTGGAATGATAAATTTGTAGCTAACCTGGTTCGTGCCGGTTATCAGATGGATCCCAAAGACACAGATGCTGACATAGTGGATCGATGGTTTACTGCTGTGTGTCGTAACGTAGTTCTTGAAACTTATGAACAGTACGAAGCAATGAATCCAGAACGCGATCGTGTAGTTAAAACTCGCAACATTGGTGATGGACGGAGTGAAGTCAGTTGATTTTAGCCATCGGAGACAGTATCTTATATCCAAGTTGCACCGAGACAGACCAACAACCAGTTGATCTTACTAACATGGGCCCAGTGTTCAGCAAACAAATGGGTCAAGATTTCAAGTGCTGGAGTAAAAATGGTGCCAGTAATTATTGGATCGAAACACACATTGAATACTTTTTAGCCGATACAAGCAAGATTAAAGATCCATTTTTATTCATCGGTTGGACCAGTACCGAGCGTGAAGAATGGCCTTGGTTATATAATAATATTTCAGTATGCGGAGGTCCTGACTTTGGAATTCCAGAGCCAATGAAGGCCCGATACGAACAATGGAAAACCACGCTGACTCGAGACTACATGCAACAATGCACAGAACAGTGGCATGATAGAATACATCAAATGCATTTAAAACTAAGAAATCTAGAGATTCCACACTTGTTCTGGACTACCTACGATAACTTTAAATCTGTTGGTAATCGGGTAGACTGGCACGGAAACTTTTATAAGCCCTACGATCAAGATGGGTGTATGGCCAAGTTCTTTGAAACTAATAATATACCAGCCAACGACGGCGATACGTTTCATTATGGCCCGGTAGCACAAGCAGCCTGGGCAACTGAGCTGAGCAATTACAGTCAAAAAATATTATGATGCTATATGTAAATGGCGACAGTCACACTGCTGGGGCCGAAGCAGTTAACGTACATGCCTTTGCCGAAGACGATCCTGAGTTATTTTATCTAGGTCGTGCACCACATCCAGAAAATCTTGCAGTCAGTTGGGGAAAGATATTAAGCCTTACACTTAGAGCAGGATTTCGTTGCGATGCAGAAAGTGCTAGTAGTAATAGTCGTATCATAAGAACCACACGTGAATGGTTATCAGGTGGTGGACACAACCATCCAGATCAGTTAGTCGTTATTCAATGGTCAACTTGGGAGCGTGAAGAGTGGCCCTATGGCAATAATTATCTTCAGGTAGGGTCCAGTGGCATCGATCATGTGCCTAGTGAGTTAGAAGAACAATATAAAAACTTTGTAGTCAACACTAACTGGAAACAAAAAACTGAGCAGGCGCACCAAGACATTTGGGAATTTCATCAAGAACTTGACAGTCAAGGCCTACGACATATTTTCTTCAATGGCAACAATGATTTTGGCAGTATTACCGATCGTAAAGATTGGGGAGTTAACTATATTGGCCCGTACGATCCTGATCAAACCTACAATGCCGTAATTCGGTCAAAAGGCATAGATACGGTCATGCCCGATTCATGGCATTTTGGTAGAGATGGCCATTCGGCTTTTCACCGTTTTATTCTTGATTATATTATTAAACACAAATTTGTTTGACTTTACTGTGTAGGTATGTTATACTAGCAGTATGAAATATGTCCTTATAGATACAGCTAACTTATTCTTTAGAGCCAGACATGGAGCATTCCGTGCCAGCGACACTTGGGAAAAGGTAGGATTTGCCCTGCATGTAACCCTAATGGCAGCCAACAAAATGGCCCGTAGATTTGAAGCGGATCACGTGGTTTTTGCCCTAGAAGGGCGCAGTTGGCGCAAAGATCATTACAAACCCTATAAAGCCAATCGTGCTGTGGCTACAAGCCCTTACAGAAGCCGAAGCAGAAGAAGATAAAATGTTTTGGGAAACCTATGATAATTTGACTAAATACTTGAGTGAGAGGACCAACTGTAGCGTATTACGTTGTCCTACCGCAGAAGGTGACGATATCATTGCTCGCTGGATTGCTTTACACCCCCAAGATGAACACGTAGTAATTTCAAGTGACACAGACTTTGTGCAGTTGCTTGCTCCCAATGTTAAACAATACAATGGTATTACAGACGAATTACACACTATAGAAGGAATCTTTGATGCCAAAGGTAAACCAGTTATTGACAAGAAAAGCAAAGAGCCTAAGACTATTCCTGATCCGCAGTGGCTTCTCTTCGAGAAGTGTATGCGCGGCGATTCAAGTGATAACGTCTTCTCGGCATTCCCTGGCGTTCGGACGAAAGGTACCAAAAACAAAGTCGGCTTACAAGAAGCGTATGCTGACAAGGATAAAAAAGGTTACAGTTGGAACAACCTTATGTTGCAAAGATGGAGCGACCCAGACGGTGTTGAGCATCGTGTCTTAGATGATTACGAACGCAATAGAACCCTAATTGATCTCACAGCACAACCAGAAGAAATTAAACAAACTGTAGATGCCGCTATACGTGAACAGATTAGTCACAAGGATATAGGACAAGTGGGTGTAAGATTTATGCAGTTCTGTGGCAAGTATGAGTTGAACAAGTGTAGTGAAAGTGCCGACAGTTTTGGACGCTGGATGAACGAAACCTACAAGGGAGTGTTAAATGGCTAGAGATCTTGTCTGGGCCGCGGTAGCAGTTAGTATTGCAATTGGGTCACTGACCTTGGCATTTTGGCCTGCAAGCAAAGGTAATGTAGTTGTTGTAAAATATGATTGCAGAGTGCTCATCGGTGGATGGCATCCTGACATACCTCTTAAGGTACAAGAAGAATGTAGGAAAAGGAGTGACAAATGACATTAATAGCTAAACCCGTAATAGACAAACAGTTTTGGATCTTACAAGAAAACGATCGCAAGGTTGGAAATATCGAAGCCTGTGCCGGTGGATACCAAGTCAAGATCAATGATCAAATTGCACAGTTCAAAACAATCAAATTAGCGGCTCGCACTGTCAATATCGAATTTGAGCCGGCAATGAAAATTATTCGCCCCAAAACAAATATAGATCATGTGCATGGATATCCAGTGTCAGGGCGAGTGTATAATCCCATGTGGGACGTTAGTCAACAGTTACCGGTGTACACCAAGACAAACAAAAGTAAGAGTTGGTTTGCTGCTGGATGGTACAATGTTCGCAAAGGTCGCCACTGGCGCACAGTGTTAGCACCAAAGTTGATTGTGCTACAACGCTATCCATATCAAGGCCCATACTACTCTGAACAACAAGCTCATGACAATTCATCTAACTAAATTTGTTGATCGTGTCCGCGGGTTTGAATCTCGTGGTGCCAAAGATTTTATTATGAGCTTAAAAGATGCCCAGGACTTACATGCCGATATCACTAGATTATTACTAGAACTTCGAACTCTACGTGAATACACAGTTAAATCTGCCCAGGAAGATACAATTACAGTAAAAATGGATGGCGGATCATTCTAAAACTACCTATATTTCTAGATAAATAAAATATAGGAGTTTAATGACATGAGCCGCCCAAAACCCAACGTATTAATCGAGCACACCAACAAGGCCACCTACAAGACTGAACAAGTATTGGCCAGTGAGGGTGTATGGGCGGTATTCTATGATTCCAACCCAATCAACCTCAAGACATCAAACATGCTGGTACAATATCCTGGACCAAAATATAAAAAGGTTTCATTCAGTAATCCTGGACATGCCAAGAATCTAGCTCGCAAACTCAACACACAATTTAAAACTGAAAAGTTCACTGTGGTGTTGTTAAAATCAGGCGATCAGATTTATCCTTAATGTGCGCAACAAACGTAAACTTACAGAAGAGCTAGTCAACCAACTAGATCCAGAATCTGGTTTTACAGTTAAAAGAGCAATGTCTGCTTGGTGGTTTAATCTTCGACGCAACGGTGGAATGAGATTAACTGCCGTGGGCTATCAGGTATTTGTTGAAAATTTAGATTTGGAACACTATTCTTATCTCATTGACAATCCTTTACTGTTTAATCAACAGACTATTTTAAAGCTAGATCGCAAGATGCAGATGCCCTACTATATTCATGCGGCCAAAGGCATACCCAAACATATTGTATTTTTTGGTAGTAAGGAAGCAGTTATGGTAAATCTTTACGGAAACTTACAGCAATTTCTTGACAATTACAACAGGTAGTGTTATACTAAATACTCAACCCATGGAACAGAACAAAAAACCTGTACAGCAATATTACTACTCAGAAGAAGAGTGGGCAAGGTTAGGTTGTGGGCCGTTGCCGCTAGAACGTGATCGCAATAAGTTAGTGGATGCTCACGCAAAAGGTAATCCCAAGATTGACGGTAAAGTTGTAAAAGGGTATAATTGAGTCATGGCCTGGATAGCTATTTTTATTCTTGGCGCTGTTACAATGTATTTGTTAATAGAGTTGAAAAACTGGCTTGACAATAATCAGTAATTAAATTTTAAAAGAAGGTAAAGTTGTATGGAGTTAGGTAAAGTAAAATGGTTTAATGATGCAAAAGGATTTGGATTTATTACCCCCGATAAGGGTGGCGAAGACATATTTGCACATTTTTCAGCAATTAATATCAATGGGTTTAAAACCCTCAAAGAGAATCAAACGGTAAGTTTTGAGGTTGTAGAGGGTCCAAAAGGCAAGCAAGCTTCAAATATTATGCCTACATAAGTAAAACTAGTATTATTGGATAAGTAATATTATATTTAAAAGGAGTTTTTATGGCTATTCAAACAAATGTAGTATGGAACCGAGAGTTAACTCAAAACGAACTTAATTCAATACAAACGCAATCAGAGACTGCTGTTGCCGCTGGAACAACCAATGGCGAGATCTTAGGTGGGCCACCCAATTCAAGTACACCAGTAGTTAGAACATGGACTACCACGGATGCGGCCAATGCCTGGGTAACGTTTATAAATACACTTAGTCCAGCACCTGTTTCTGCCACTGTAACTAGTTAATTAAAGAATTGTTGTAATTCCTTCGTAGTGAAGGCACTGTGGACCCGGGGGCAGAGCCCGGCATCTCCACCAAAAGCACATTCGGTATGCCAATAGCATACAGAGACATAAGAAACGTGATTGTGCTTCTGATGGGGATGAATTAGTTTCGACATGGTGAGATAACGAAAGAGGCAACACAGTAGGCGATGACTGTCAATCAAGCAAATCTCGTAAATGCAAAAGCATCTACAGGCGAAGTAACTGTTTCAGGTAAGAACGTCAAGTTCTCTGCTCGCACAGCACAACGTCAATCATTAGCAGTTTAATCACTGCTTAGGGCAGGAAATGCCTCGTAACAGAAACTACCAGGACCCGCTTAGGCGGGTTTCTTTTTATACATAGTTAACGGCAAAAACTACCAAGAAAGTCTGCAAAAATTGCTGACTACTAGTGTAAACCACTAAATAATATGTTGGGCGTCAATCCAGCATTCTTTTAAAAGGAAATCTCAAGCATGAAAAAATTATTATTAGCATTATTCGCAATGGCTGGCATTTCTGCGGCTCACGCCCAGGTATCTGGCAATTTAGGTTTGACAAGTGACTACCGTTTCCGCGGCATCAGTCAATCCCAAAATGCTCCTGCTGTCCAAGGCGGTGTTGACTATGCCCATAGCAGTGGTTTTTACGTTGGTAACTGGAACAGTTCAGTAAGCTCACAAGTTTACACAAACGGTTCGGGTGTTGAGTCAGATGTATATGCTGGATATAAGAAAGACATCTACAAAGGTATCACAGTCGATGTTGGTAGTTACAACTACTTCTATCCACGTGCTACTACTTCAGCTAAAACAGGTTCAAACTTTGACACCTACGAAGGTTATGTTGGTCTAGGTTATGGTCCAGTTAGTGCCAAGTACAGCCGCACATTAGGCAATGGTTACTTTGGTACAGCCAATGCTCAAGGCACAGCATACTACCAAGTTGATGCTAATTATCCAATTCCAGGATCGAAGATCAGTTTGCTTGCTCACGCAGGTAAAACCAATGTTGCCAACAGTTCTTCATTGGACTACAATGATTACAACTTTGGTGTAGGTTACGACTTACAAGGTTGGAACTTGGCTGCCAAGTATTACACCAATGGCGACAAGACTACAGCGTTCAATACAGCCAACACTGTTAATGGTCAAAAGCTATATCGTAATGCCGCAGTTGTTTCTGTAGCTAAAACATTCTAATCAATTTGATTAGAGTTCTCAAAAAGGCCCTTCGGGGCCTTTTTTCTTGGTAAGTATTTCAATGTTTACAATCACTCAATTACAAGAGCCCGACCTTGAACCCATGTTTAACGAAGTTCAAAAAAGTCAGTATCAATTAAAAGAGCTGGGCTGGCTTGCCGAATGCACCCAAGATCGTTTTTACAATCACTATCGTGCTGTGGTAATTCAAAAACATCTACAGATATTTGTAATACGAGTGTTTGATCAATTTGCTGGAGCAGTAGAAGTAGCAGACCGATCTGACCATTATGAAATTGGATACTGGCTAGGTGCTGGCTTTAGAGGACAAGGGTTATCTGCTATGGCTATACAAGGTGTGATCAATCAACTTGAGCCCAAGCCGGTGATGGCCGCTACACCCGTTGATAACCTGGCCAGTTGGAAAATTTTAGAAAAGTTGGGATTTGTTTTGGAAAAATCTGATTCAACAACACGAGTTTACCGGTTGACAAAGGATAAATAAACCTGTATAATACTTACTATGATGACTAATAACTTACATCTCTCTTTAGCAAGCATACTCATTATTGGGCTAACCAATTTATGGCTAGTGGTCTGCGAAGATGGTGCAAGGGGTTCTGAATAGAATAAGTTTTAAATTTTTATTTACGAACCCTGGACTTAAACACTCCAGGGTTTTTTATTTAGAGGAAAGGATAATATGACAGATTTTACAAAATTAAACGATCGCATTGTGCGACAGGCTTGGGAATTTAGTAATCTAGTTTTGACTAATGATATGAAAGTACGTTTGTTTCAAAATAAGATTGATCGTGCTCGTGAAATGATAGAGGCTAGGAAACTTAGCCCGGCATTTTATCAAGACGGGTTTTAAGTAACAATTCCTCTTTGATGTTAACGGTAGCATGGCGGTCTCCAAAACCGCTCGTCGGGGTTCGAATCCCTGGAGGGGAGCCAACAGTGTGCGGGATTAGTTTAATGGTAAAACAGCAGATTTCCAATCTTCGGTCAAGAGTTCGATTCTCTTATCCCGCTCCAGAAACAACAGTGAGGTGGCAGAGTGGCCCAATGCAAGGGACTGCAAATCCCTAAAACCGTCGGTTCAAATCCGACCCTCACTTCCAAGTTTACCCCGGTGGCGAAAATGGTAAACGCACTCTCCTTAAAAGGGAGCTGTTGAAGGTTCAAGTCCTTCCCGGGGTACCAGATTGACAAGTTTTACCATTTATAGTATAATAATAAAATGAACAAATTAATTCGAGATCAGAAAGTAGCTGTATTAATAAGTCCAGGCTTTGGAGCCGGATGGTATAGTTGGCATTATATTGAAGAACTCATTTATGATCCTAGCATTGTTGAGTGGGTGGAGAAACAAGAGTTAGATAAGATTCAAACTTACATGGAATTAAAATACCCCGAAGCGTATTGTGGGGGATTAGAAGATTTAGCAGTGGTCTGGGTGCCAGTGGGTGCTCGGTTCCGTATAGACGAATATGACGGAAGTGAATCATTAAAACTTGAATCGGAACAACGCTGGATGACAGCATAACATAAAGAAAGGAGGGCACAATGCCTAGTGTATTTTTAGTAAGCGATACGCACTTTGGACACAAGGGCGTATGTCACTTCACTCGTAACGACGGTGTAACAAAGTTGCGTCCATTTGACACTCCAGAAGAAATGGATGAGTTCATGGTCGCGGCCTGGAACGAGCGAGTCAGACCTAACGATAAAGTTTATCACTTGGGCGACGTTGTGATTAACCGCAAGGCTTTGAAGATTATGAGTAGACTCAACGGCGACAAAGTGTTGATCCGTGGTAACCACGACATCTTTCCAGATGTGGAATATCGTGAATACTTTCGTGAGCTCAGGGCCTACTATGTGATGAATGGGATGATTTTGAGTCACATTCCTATCCACCCAGAAAGTCTGGCTCGGTTTGGTACTAACATTCACGGACATACTCACGCCAATCGTGTCATGCGTGATCTAGCTGTATGTGGACGTCTTGATGTTATTGATACAAGATACCACTGTGTTTGCGTTGAACAAACTGACTTTGCGCCGATCCTATTCGAAGATGTTATCAAACGAATTGAAACCGAAGGTGGTGTAATAGGATTCCAAAACGGCAATGGCCCTGCTCGGTAGTTGACAAGCCGAGTAGGGTATGTTATAATTGTATTTTACAGGAGATATCATGAAAGCAAGAATTGCAAGTCGTGGCGCAGAAATTGACATGGAACAGTGTGTGCAACAAGCCGGCGGTGGACGCTACGATATGGTCTTGATCGGCGCACAACGCCTACGCGAACTCAAACGTATTCACCGTGAAGACACCAGCCGTTATGTGACCTGCGTGGATGCTCTCCGAGAGATCCAATCCGGACAGGTCAATTTGGTTGACTACTTAGCAAAGGTAAAATAACATGGCCAAGCCACAACAAACATCAAGTGAACTAGGTCGCACTCTAGCCGGACAATGGACCAAGAGTGAAAAACGCGAGTATGCTAGCCGTAGTATCATGGAATCAAATCAACGCACTAAAGCTATCAACAAGGCCATCAAGCAACAGCAATTTATGAAGTAAAGGTCAAGCTCCCGTCGTCTAGAGGCCTAGGACATTGCCCTTTCACGGCAAGTACACCGGTTCGAATCCGGTCGGGAGCGCCACAGTACTATCGCGGGTTGGAGAAGGAGTATCTCGAGGGTCTCATAAGCCCTAGTCCCTGGTGCGATTCCAGGACCCGCAACCAAACAGGAGAGCTGGCCGAGCGGTCGAAGGCACCCGCCTACTAAGCGGGCATGGATCTAAACAGTCCATCTGGGGTTCGAATCCCTAGCTCTCCGCCAAGTTTTATAGGGCCTTTAGCTTAATGGTAAAGCGTTCGACTCATAATCGATTGAGTGTTGGTTCAATTCCAACAAGGCCCACCAATAAATTTTTTACGTTAGTTGCCACAAATAAGTAAAAAACAACACAAGGAAATAACATGTCAACCAAAAAAACATTACAACGTAAAAGACCCGGCTTTACCAAAGCTGGTGTAGCCAAGATTGTTAGCATGAGCGTTACGCAATTGGTCAGCGAATTAAATCGTACACAAAAGAAAAAGATCAAGGCCAAAATCAATCGCAGGCTCGATCATTTTGGTTATGTAGCACCTGTAGTAGTCGAAGAAGCAGTAGCAGAGTAAATTACCGAGCCCCTTTAGCTCATCTGGTAGAGCAACTGATTTGTAATCAGTAGGTGGTCTGTTCGAGTCGGACAAGGGGCACCATACAAAGGAAACAACAATGAGCAAAATGAGCGATTTCTTAAAGAAGGCTGCAGACAAGAAAAAAGGCATCCACCATGTAGATGGTAGCGATGCTGGAACCACAGTTGAAAAGAAAACTAAAGTTAAAACAGCACCCCCAACAGGCAAAAAACCACCTACTAGAAGTGCTGGCCGAGGCCGTTGATGTATTCTCCAGGGTTTTATCAAAACCTTTTACAACTGGCTCAACAAGATCTCAGTCAAGCACATCTGCATCAACATTTTACCACAGCCGCCGCTTATACGTCTGCATTTGGCCAAACACCCAATGGTCGCGGAGCATGGAGTTCATTAAAACCTGCGGATACATTAATCTACAATAACGGCACAGTAACCGGCAAAAAATATTGGGTCAGTGGGGTAGAACAATGTGACTGGGTGTTGGTTCCTGTAAAAGATAATAATGATATTGTGTTTGCATTAATTAATAAAAAAAATATTGTTTCTACTCCTGTTTTAACACAAGGAATGGAAGATACTTTAACTGTACATTTTACTTGCGATCAGGCGCCGGCTCAAATACTAGGCAATCGTGCCGATCCCAAAATTAACTCTATCGATCATGCTCACAAATGGTGTTTTATTACCAATCATTTGGGTATAGCAACAGCAACATTTCATGACATTGATTTGCATACTGAAAATAGGGTTGATTATATTAAAAATAAGCTACGATTAGATCTAGAAGTTTTAAATTTGCTCTGGGCTAACAAAATCAACAACACCAGCAACCAAACTCAGGAATATGATTGTATTGTTTATGCATTTGCTAAAAAGGTTGTAATACAGGTGGCCCAACTAACTACAGAACTTACCGGTAGTGGACTATTTGAAATTGATCATCCTAATCATCAACGCTATAAAGATATCTTAATCTATTCTACTCATATGAGTAATACTGCAAAGTCTTTGAAAGATATAAATTGGTCGTTTTAACTGATAAATAGTTTTGCAACGCCGGGTAGTTCCGACGTCGGCATTCAAATCGACGCTTGACATAGCAATGTCTTTACTGTTATAATATAACATAACGCCGGGCCGTAGCAGAGTTCTTCTGCAAGCTCTTAAAAATCAAATTTAGGAGAAGATTTAAATGTTTAAATTATTAACAGCGTTACTTGCTGTAGTGTCAATCTCTGCGCATTCAGCAGAAACAATCAGTATTCTGAGTCCGTATTCGGCCAACCATTCTGGCAGTTCAGCCATGTTTAAAATTATCGACGAAGCCAATCGTCAACAACGTCGATATAACTTTATTTTAGAATTCAAACCAGGCGGCGAGCAAATTATTGCCATTAAACAAATGGACGAACAGCCACAAAATAGACTGGCCGTTATTGCTCCAAAGTATGTTGAACATCTGAGTAGTGGTAAACTCAATAAAGATCAGTATGAGCCTGTGTGGGCATTAGGAGATGCTTGCTGGGCCGTGATTACCAACGTTGGTGACGAGCGCAAGGGGGTTGCTAGCCTCAGAGGACAGAAAGAATTAGTAGTAGGCGGGGTTGGCCTTGGCAATGCCGCTCACTTGACTGCGTTACAACTAGGCGAAAAGTATGGATTTCAAGTTAGATATATTCCGTTTAAATCAAATTTTGATGCGCTACTTCTTATGGCCGCAGATGGTAGTGTAAACATGGTACTAGAACGGGTCAGTAACTATGCGCAGATGAAGATCAAAAACCCCAATCTTAAAATGCTGGCCATGAGTTGTCCACAACGACATCCGTTGGCTCCTAACGTTCAAACTTTACTGGAACAAGGCATTGTTGCACCGTATGTGTTTAACATTGTCATTGCCAATCAAAGTATGCCGGCAACACGACAAGATGAGCTTGGTAAAATTTTAACTCAGGCTACTCAAACCGTTGGTCTTGCAGAAATACAAAAATCCAGCGACATGCGCCCGCCACAATTTGACAAGTTGCCTACTGTGATGTATTATGATAAAAGCATCATGTTAGTGGATCGGCTACTTAAAAAATATCAATCTCAGACACAATCCAATTAATGCCATATCTATATCATAACAAAGGAGTTTACACTTGTAACGGTAAACCCTTTTTTAACAAACTTGAAGCTATATTAGAAGCCAATGTGTCGGGCCAACATATAGGGTGGGATTATCATGATACTATTTTTGGACAAACTCGTTGGGACTTGGATCCGCCCGTTGAACTGGAAGAACTGTATCGTCAGCGAGCCTTGCAACTTCGTGAGGCCTACGACCATCTTGTGCTATTCTACTCTGGTGGGGTAGATTCGTGGTATATTCTTCGAACTTTTATCAAGAACAATATCAAGCTAGATGAAATTTACATGTTTGGTGCATTTGAAGCCGAAGAAAAAGAATACGCTCGGTGGGGGTTAGACAATAGCCCGGGATACTACACAAGAGAAATTCAACGGGCGTTGCCACAACTAAAGCAATTAGTGGCCAAACACGATATCAAAGTTAATGTCTACGACTGGACCAAAAATATATTGGAAGCGGCCAATGATCCAGACTGGTTTTGGTCTGCAGGAGTGAGATTTGATCCTACTTGCATGGTGCGTAGTAAGTTTCATAAAATATTCCGCGAGCACAATGAATTATTGCACAAAGGTAAACGAGTTGGATTTGTTTACGGAGTAGATAAACCTCGCCTATTGCGAGATGATACAAACATTTACTTTGCCTTCTTAGATGTTATTATGACTACGGGCACACTGCCTACAAATGATATTCTTGGCGAGTATTGGGAGAATGACGAATACTTTTACTGGTCGCCAAATCTTCCCGAACTGGCAGTTAAACAAAGTCATGTGGTTGTAAATTGGTTGAAGGCCAATAACAAAATACATCTTATTAAACACATGAATAATATTTCTAGTTTTCATGATGAAGATTATTATCGAGAAGTTAATTTCAGCATTTATCCAGACTGGAATCATAATACTTGGCAGATTAAAAAACCTACCAAAGCTGTATGGAATGAAATGAGTCGTTGGTTTATTGAAGGTGAATTTGAAGCCAAAACCAAATGGGTCAATAGCCTACACGAACTAGAGCGTATATGCGGTCAAAGGTGGTTTAACAGTAATACAGTATATGATGGTCTCCGTGGGCACCTAAGTCCTCTATATAAACTAGGCACTTACACGCAGGTTGACCAGAAATAACCTTTTTGCTATAATACTTGTATAGTAATTAAAAGGAGTCAAGATGGCTTACACCGTTTTCCAACATGATACTCGTTTTGGCCCACGTGCTGGCCTGGAAGGCCCTTTTCATTACCCTAGTGGTGCCGTGTTATACTACGATCCCCGAGCCGGTGAGTATTATGACCCACGCACCGACTTCTATGTGGATCGTGCGGATGTTGCCGTTTTACAACAACAGATTTTTGACCGCTTGACACAGAATGCGTAATTTGCTATAATAGTCGTATAGTAATTAATTTTAACCTGTAGTAAGTAATTTAAAGGACACAGCCATGTCAGAAACAAGAACAGTCACTTCGGTGCAGGCTCGTAAGAGTCTACTCAAAGCATTTAAAAAACAACGCCCACTATTCCTCTGGGGTCCTCCTGGTATTGGTAAAAGTGAATTGGTAGCAGACATCACCGAAGAACTCGGTGGTGTAATGATTGACCTTCGGTTGGGGCAGATGGAGCCCACAGATATCCGTGGTATTCCGTTTTATAACAAAGACAATGGCAAAATGGATTGGGCGGCGCCAATTGATTTGCCTACAGAAGAATATGCCGCACAATATCCAATCGTGGTATTGTTCCTAGATGAGATGAACTCGTCTGCGCCTAGTGTTCAGGCCGCGGCTTATCAGTTGATTCTAAATCGACGTATTGGCAAATATTTTTTGCCTAAAAATGTAGTGCTAGTAGCCGCAGGTAATCGTGAGAGTGACAAAGGTGTTACATATCGCATGCCTACTCCGCTAGCAAATCGTTTCATCCATCAAGAGATGAAATGTGACTTTGCATCATGGCAGGAGTGGGCCGTAAACAAGAACATCCACAAGGACGTGGTTGGTTACTTGAGTTTTGCCAAGCAAGACCTGTATGACTTTGATGCCAAAAGTGCTAGTCGCGCTTTTGCAACACCACGAAGCTGGACCTTTGTAAGCGAATTGCTGGAAGATGAAGATGGCGACGATGACACCATCATGAACTTAATTGCTGGTACTGTAGGCGAAGGTCTTGCTGTTAAGTTTATGGCACACCGTAAAATTGCTGGTAAAATGCCCAAGCCCGAAGACATCTTGTCAGGCAAGGAAAAAGAGCTGAATGTCAAAGAAGTGTCAGCCATGTATTCCTTAGTGATCAGTATGTGCTATGAGCTCAAAGGCGCCATTGAACGCAAGGTTGCGGATAAACAGTTCCACGAAATGGCCGATAACTTCTTTGCTTACATGATGAAGAACTTTGAAACTGAGTTGGTTGTTATGGGTGCAAGGATAGCCTTGACAACATATAATCTTCCGTTCCAGCCTACCAAGCTGAAGAACTTTGATGAATTCCATCAACGTTACGGCAAGTATATTTTACAGGCATCCGCCTAGTCGTCCAAGGAGGGTGGTGTAGCGGTATTACACGGGCTGTGTTCGCACCGCCCTCCAACCTTTTATGAAGACACAATATGACTATTGGAAAGAAGATCATGATCGTGTTATGGC